TGTGGCAGTCGGCGATGGGATCGGCGTTGGTTCAACACTTGGCAACTCACTTTCGGTAGGGGTTGGGCTAGGCTCTGGCGATGGTTCAATACTTGGTGAATCAGTTGGGGTTGGCGTTGGCTCAGGAGATGGCTCAGGCGTTGCCGTCGGTGACGGCTCTGGGCTTGGTGACTCAGACGGTGACGGTGTTGGAGTGGGCGCTGGCAAAGCGCTGGTAGTCAGCCACGCAGCCGGCACTACGCCATAGAAGAGTGTCGGTGCGCCAAACCAGAGACGAGCGCACGCGCCGCCACCCCACTCAAACATCCAGATGTCGAGTGCGTAGGACTGACCTGCGACGAGCTGCGAGTAGCCCTCATTCGGTCCAGACCAGTGACCACCGCAGCCGTGGAAGTTCCAGTCATCAATCGTCAGCACGCCGTCTAACGTCATGTACCAGCCATCGTCTGACCAGTTAAGGAACTCCCACTGGCCGCTCTCTGGAACGGTTAGCCAGCCTGTGAAGTGGACCATGAACATATCCGCAGGACAGCCCTCAGCGGCAGGTGCGCCGCCCCAGTCAAAGTCGATCATTGAGACCACGCCTGAGTAACAGACCGGCTGTGTCGGTGGCTCTTGCCATGGACCGAGACCGATCATCAAGCCGTCGTAGACGGTCATCGTCACGCCCTGCTGCGGCAGATCCTCAGCGCGCACGATGGGCCGGAAGATGAGCGTGCTGAAGATGATCCCCAAGAGTGGGAACGCGAGCCGCTTCACTTAGAGAGCAGCGATGCGATTAGTGGCACGAGCACGCTGAACAACAGCCCTGCAATAGCCACTAGTCCTCCTTTGAGTTTGTCCACATCGGAGCGCACCTGATCCAACTTGGCGGAGTGCGAGTCCAGCCGCTCGATCAGTTGGTCAATCTGGCGTGGGGTCATCGTGACTCCAGCGCGGCAGTCAGCGCCAACAGTGCGGCAGTTCGAGTTGTGCCGGTGCCTGTGACCAGTGGCTCACCGTCCATCTTGTCGGATGCAATGGCAGTCCACACGCCGTCAATCTGATCGAGCAAGATGATCTGCAAACCCTGTGCCGCTGCGGCCGCAGCCGCTTCGTTGAGTGCCTGAAGTTCAGCGTCCATTACGCACCGATCCTTCCAACGCTCAATGCTGGATACACGCCAGTGACTGCCACCGTGTTTAGTGCACCACCTGATTGCTGCAACGCGGTCATCGTGATTAAGTCACCAGCAGCCAGATACAGGTTGGTGCTGACAGAAAGAATCGTTGATGCGGCTGGCGCAGCAAGAACATTGACTGATCCAGCGTCTGCGCCATTGACTGCGATTGTAAGAGTCCTTCGCCCAGTGGTGTTGGCGACAAAGGCGATGTTGGCGCTGATCGTATAGAAGCCGTCTTGACCAATGGTGATGTTGTCGTTGGCGTTATCAAACCATCCCTGAGGGTCATACGATCCAGTGGTTGGCGTAGCACTAGCAGTATTGAATGTGATCTTTGTTGAGGTGTTGTTCACCAGCGACTGCGCGGCTGTGTTTGTGATGCGAGCGACATAGTTGGAGTTTGCGCCGCCGGCGGTGATGTCGCCATCCGCAGTGAGATTGCCAGTGGTTGTAACCGAGTTGTTGAAGTTGCTGTTCGTTGCAGTGATCGTCAGGCTGTTGCCGTTGTCAGATTGCAAGAGCAACTCTCCGCCGTCTGCTTGCAGCACGGCTGGCTGATAGGTCTGTGGTGCGCTTCGATCTGTGAGCAGGATCTCTGGTACGCCTTTGTATAGGTTGACCTCAGCCAGTTCAATCGTGCGGTCAGCGGACTGCGTTGCATTGGTTGAGATGGTGATCGTCAGTAGCAGGTATGCCGCATCGGATGGGGCGGTCGTAGACAGCAGGGAGCCAGAGTCAAAGTTGGCAGGTGCAGTCACCCCAGTCGTTGAGGTCAGCGACGAGAACGGCACCGTGCCAGAGTTGAACGATCCAGAAGCTACGGTGAGGTCGGTCTTATAGAACGCGCCGCTCACCTCCACCTGTGACTGTGCGCTGTTGGTTGCATCGGTGAAGGATGCTTCGATGTAGTACGAGAACGAGCGCGACAAGGTTGATGACACTGGGATGTAGCGCGTGATCTTGGCGCTCTTGCCAGTCAGGGTGCCGCTTGCCACCGTCCACTTCAGCACATTGCCAGAGCCAGTGTTTGAGTCTGCGACCACCGCGCAGGTGATCGCGCCTGCGCTGTTCACATCCGTGAATGTCCAGTACGGCAGTGGGTTCTCTGCGGTGATCGTGTCGCCTGCTGCATCCGGCGGAATAGCAAAGTCGCCGTTCGCCACGCCAGCCTGAATCTCGCGCAGCGCAGCTGGACCGAAGAGCAGCGCCGTCTCGCCGTCGCTCGATGTGCTGACCAGCGGTGCGCCCTTGTCGGCGTTTATGCCGCCCTCAAAGCCGCCGAAGCCTTCTAGGTTTGTGCCGTACTTGCCCACTCTTACTCTCCTTGAATGAGGCCGCGTAGCCCCTTCAGATACTGACGGCGGAAGTCCGCCTGAATCTCATACTGGACTTGGTAGGTGCCGCCGCCTTCAGCGAACCTCATTGTCACAGACGGAATGTAGAGGATCTCGTTCGAGCAGTTCAGGGTCGGTGCATTGACTTTCACATACTGACCTGGTAGCCACGCCTTGATGAGTGTGTAGGTTGCAACTGCGGTCAGCGCGTAGCCCTGGCTGTAGCCGTAGCTCCAATCTGGCGCAGAGGTCTGGCTGAGGTTTGCACCGGCAACAGTGAATGACACGGTTCGTACTGGCTTGCCGCGCGTCACCATCGTTGCGCGTGCGAGCGATCCGATAGACACGCCACGGTCAGACTTCGCTACGATCTTTGGTGCGCTGAATACCTCATGTGGCAGAGGACCGCTGCGACTTGCAAGCCCAGCGCCGTTGCGGCTGTAGGTTCCTGTGTAGGTGCGGAAGTATGGGTCGTTGGTAGGCGCGGTCGGCCATGTCTGGTTGCTGTCGTAGCGCGCATAGGCAGAGTCAGCCTGCACAAAGATCCCCTTCACGATGTCATCGTGATCGAGATTGACCGACAGGTCGCGCGCCAGAATGCGCGTTACCGTTGATCCGCTACCAGTCTGGATGTCCGAAGGGTTCGTGACGATCTCGGCTGGCGCGTTGGCGTGCGTCGGAGCTGCGGTCTTTGGTCCGTAGTTCAGCCGGCCATCGCCGTCAATCCAGTATCGGTACTGCACATCTGCGATGCCGCCTGAGAGTTCGGCTACCTGATCGAGCGCGCTCTGGAGCGTGGTCGCCTTGAAGGTCTGCTTGCCTACGGTCTGAGCGGAGCCTGTGTAGATTGCTCGCGTGGAGCCGCTGATCACGGCGGTGTTCAGGATCTGGCGCGTGGTCGCGTCATTTACGAGCGTGTTCACGCGAGCGAGCAGCCCATTGATGATGTCGCGGTCGGTCGATGTGGAAGAGCCGAGCGTGAACGAGTCCACAAAGGAAGTTGCACGGATGCCAGTCGTGCCGTTGCGGATGATCGTCTTGGTAAGCCAGCCGTCAGCATCAGTCACATTGACCGTGGCTCGTGTGCCAAGGCCGTTCTCTAACATGCGCGCGTCAATGCCGGTGATGTAGCCAAGGAAGAGCGGCGTGCTGACGCTGTATCGGCTGTCAAAAAACTGCACGCGCGCATTGTCATGCACGCCGCCTGAGCGCCACCACGGCGTAGTGCCGCTAGGAGTCTTGGTCTCAATCACATCGAATGACATTGATCCGCCACCGCCGTCGCCAGACATCGTGAGTGTCAGGCTGCCGAGATCGACATACGGCGTAGTGGTGGAGGATGGCGCTGGCAGGGTGAGCAGGTCACCGCCTGCTCCTGCGCCTGTGACTCCAGCGACGATCAGCGTGAAGGGTGCGGCCATTTAGCGCAAGCGACCTGGTGTCGCCATCCTTCCGAGAGAGTTGCTCACTACGGTGTCAACCTTCTGCGTGCCGATTGAGACATTGGTCACAACGGTGGTCGGTGCTTCGCTGTAAGGATTAGAAACAGGACTAGTGAAACTATATCTATCATTCATCGGATTGCCACTTACGCCTGTGCCTTTGTCTGATCCAATACCAAAGAACTCTCCAGCCGCTGCCAAGAGGTTGAGTCCTGCGGTCAAACTGTCAATAAGAATCTTTAGCGGCGTAAGCGCGATTGTTGCAATTGTTGCAAATGTACCCATATCGGTTCCGAGCATCTTTCCTACCCTGCTAAGTGCATCAAAGAGTGGCCCAAGTGTGTCAACAACAAATGACTCATAAACAGGACCGACAGCGGCGATAAACTGCTCAAAGGCTGGAAGCCCTGTGGTGGTTAGCCAGTCGAGCACCTTGTTGACTTGTGGTAGCAGCTTGTAGCCAAGATTCTCGATGGCCTCATTGAATCGCACTTGTGATGTTGCCAGTTGGCCGCTTGTCGAGTTGGCGATCTCAGCAGCAATGCCGCTGTACTTCTCAGATGCGGCAGTCAGGATGTCCTGAATCGTCGCGCCCTTCTTGACCTCAATGCCGAGCGCCTTGAGTCCACGCGTCTGACCCTGTGCGCCCTTGCCGATCGTCATCATGACTTCTGCAAGGTCTGCACCTGTGACTGCTGCGATGTCCGCTGCAATGCTGTTCGCCTTGAGCAGGGTCGCTTGATCCTTGAAGAATCGTGAGCCGATCTCTAGCCCTGCTCGTACCTGATCGTCTGCGATTCCGAGCGCACCCATTGCTGTGATCTGCTCGCGGATTGACTTATTCAGTGCCTCTGTATCAAAGCCGCGCTGGCGTAGGGCTGCATTCAGGAGGATCGTCTGGCGCTCATCATCCATTGCCGCCTTGATTGCACCAGCGGCAAAGGCTGCAAGTGCTGTGGCAGCGGCTAGTGACGCCGTGGCGATGCCCTTCATGGCGGTAACTCCATTTGCTCGGAGTTTGCCCATGGAGCTACCGATCTTTCCGAGCGGTCCTGTGGCTTGATCCTTTGCCTTTACGACAAAGTTAGCGGTCTGGTTTCCAGCCATCAGCGTTGGTTACCTCTCTTGAACTTGAGGATGGTGTTGCGGAACGGCTCGTCGTTGAAGAACGCGGCCACCGTCTTACTGTATGACTCTACCGCTCGGTCGATGTTTGATCGTTGCTTTACCACTTCATCAACAAATGGTCGCTTCTGGACTGGCTTCACCGCAAAGGTGCCATTGACAGTGTTGCGTCGGTTGCCGGTACCACCGACTACCAGCCAGCCGTAGAACACACCATTGCGCCCACCCTTGATACCGACCACGGCGGCTGGATTGTTGAACCGCGCCTTACGCGCGAGCACCTTCTTTCGCAGTTTGCCGGTCTGCCCCTTCGGCGCTTTGTCTCGCATTGGCTTCTGCAAGGTGCGCGCAGCGTTGAGCGTGGCGAACGATGCCAAGCGCTTGAAGGCTGAAGGATTGGAACCCTTGAGAAAGCCCAGCCGCAGCTCGTCGTAGTTGCTATCGAACTTGCCTTCTACGACGATCCCTGCTCGCATTACTTTCCTTTCGGCTGCATCTCCGCGTGGATCATCCAGTGGAGCAGCACCTCATCATATGGCTGGCTCGCTACCTGCTCTGGCCACATCCCAAACTTCTCGCCTAGGAGATGGAAGATGATTTCTGGCGGAGGCGATATGGCTTGACCAATCGCGATCCGCCTAGCAGCGAGCCTTACTTGGGGTCTGGCTGGTTCGCCTTGCCCCACGCTTCAAGCGTCTGCGTTAGTGCATCTACCGGCGCATCCAGCACATCGACAACAGGCTTGCCGTCAAGCCCCTTGAAGTTGTGCGAGACAATGAGCTTGGAGAATGCGCCGAGTGATCGAGCGGCATCTCCTGACTCAAGGTCAAGCAGGATGCGCGCCGTGACCTGCTTTCGCAGTTCAGCAGTCCAGCCTGCGTACTCACCCTCTAGGGTGATCTTCACCGTGTCCATATTGACCCTCCTACTAGCGCACTAGGCGCTGCTCTTTACGGCGCTGTTGCCAGCGGCGAATCCACGATGATCTCAAGCGACTTGCCTGAGGTCGTGTCGAACGCCAGTCGGCAGGTGACCTCATTGACCACCACGCCCTCGTTATCCGCTGAGAGCGGAACGATGTTCTCAACTTCCCACGAGCCGAGAATCCACACGCCGAAGTTATCGGCAGTCGTACCGAACAGGCGCAGATACTTCTGCGTGGCGATGTCGGTGATTGGGAAGCTCGTCGTAGCTGACGAGTTACTCGCCACGGTGAAGGTGAGCGTTGCATCAAGCACGCCAGTCAGCGCGGCCGTCGCAGCCGTAAGGCTGCCATCCAGCGCCGTAATCATCCCTACGCCGGTGTTCACCGTGAGGTTGAAGTTGTAGATCGTGGAATAATCGGTTGCCCCTGTGCCAGCCTTGTTTGGGAAGTCGGTGTCAATGCTCAACTTCATCAAGCGCCCAGGCAGGAATGGGTTTGCAGGGATCGCGTTAGGGAAGGCGAGTGCCGAGCTGGTGACCGTAGTCGCCGCAAAGGTCGCGCCCATCTGGAGGAGACCTGAAGCATCCGCTGAGAATGTCACTTCAGTCGGAGCAGCATCTCGGACGAGATACTTCTGCACGCCATCGGTCACAAGGAACGAGTAGAACACGAGCGTGTCTACATCGGTCTGCGTTGGAGACCAAGTCCACGAGTACGGCGAAGCCGTGCCTGAGGTGCTCGCGCCGATTGCGTCAAGGACGAGTGGCAGCGTGCGGAGCGATGCAGGACCCTCAGCGATGGTGAGGACTGGCGCGCGTCCGGTGATGACTGGCTGGCTCGCCTGAATGGCGGTGCGGCGACCGACGGATACCGTCTCACCAAGATCAACAGTCACGCCCAAGTCGAGCGATCCGACAGTCTCGTTGAAGAGAATCTCGCCGGTCGTAGTGCCCATGGCGGCGGCCGTGCCGAAGCCAGATTGCGACGCAGTAGCGATTCGCGTCAGAGCCTTTGCGCCGAATGTTGGCATCTCTCGATCTCCTTGCTTTACGCGGTGAACGCCACGGTGTCATAGACCGTG